ATATTACTTTAATTAATTTCTTAAAAGTAATCTCTTTATGCTTCCTTAGTATACCTGTATATTATAGCACATTTTTAGTTAAAAGTCAAGAACTTTCTAGTAGAAACCCTAACTATTTGTCTTAAGCTTCTTGTTGTGTCTACCATTAGCCCACCATTTGACCATTTAGTCAACCATTCACAAAATCTATGGAATTCAAGAAGTTGATCTACAGAATTTACTAATAATTAGTGCCTATTAGTGTACTAAAATGCTTCTTTTTGGTGCACTTTAGTGTTCAAAATGGCCCTTTTTAGTGCCTAAGGTGGTACTACTAATAATAACCAATGGCTGCCCCCCTCCCCCGCCCCTAAAAGCAACCCCATTGGAAACTATTGGCACACTTCTTGCATGCCTAAAGTTGGCACGGATCTTGCATGGCCCAGAGTTGGCATGATAGTTGCTAGGGGTAGCCTGTGGATAACCTGTGGATAACTATTGGCACACTTATTGCATGGCCCAGAGTTGGCATGGGTCTTGCATAACGTGCAAGAAGTATACCATTGGTAACATTGGCACACTTATTGCTAGGCGTGTGGGGCTAGTGGGGAGCCTATGGCAACATATAGAAGCATATGGCGGCCCATGTCCCTATCATAGATTGGCAACCATTGGAAGACCTACAGACTACTATTAGTTTGGTTTATGTTTAGACATATAGTTAAAATAAAGTAAAATAGTTGTTGACAAACTAAAAAGGTATGCTATTATAGTCTCATCAACTAACAACATGGAGCAACAAGATGACGACAGCAAGACTATACAACGCAGCCAAATACCAGCAAGTAGAAGGCAAGAAGATGATCCTAGAACTATCCGACGGTCAGCTCTTTAACGTCAAGGGTTCACGGGAAGCGAACAAGATCTGTAAAGAGTTAAACGCCAAGCCTTGGAACTTCTAAGGCTAAACCCACTGACGAGCTTGTGAGATTCAAGCGAAACGCCTATTATGGGCGTCTGGGTAAACTAAACTTTACAATGGAGCAGCACAAAATGAAGACAGACTACAACGGTTGGACGAACAGAGAGACTTGGGTTATCAATCTATGGTTGGGCGAGTACTTCCAAGACGTGGCCAATGACGGGCAAAGCTTGATGGCTGACTACATAGAGGAAACAGTGTGGGATATGCTAGAAGAGGCGGAAGTACCCCCAATGTTTAAAGATTTGATTGATCTAGGCGCGGTTAACTGGCAGGAACTGGCAGAGCATTACGTAACGGATGAGGAGGTAGCATAACATGATAGACACTAGACAACAGGAATTAGCAAAGCACGGTGATTTAATATCGCCCTTCACTGGCAGGGTTTTAAGTCAAGCTGAGGTGGATACATACAACCGCTACACCTTAGACTTTAATCGGTTTACCTATGAGGCCGACAAAGAATTTATGCTGGATCAGCGCCATAGATTCGTAGTCGGTTGTTTTTATGAAGAGGTAGCATAGCATGGCAAACTGGCACAGTGATACAATAGAAAGATTCAAGACCCTAGGCAGTGACGCATTGCTCTATATTCGTCAAGACGCATACCATGCGGCAAAGGCAGGCGACACACTAGACAATCCAAAAGCTGGCCAGTATTGGGATGAATTCCACTATGCTGCTCAAGAATTGAGACGGCGCAAGGTTACCGCAGTATCATTTTAAGGAGACAATCTAAAATAATGCTTGACAGGTTTAGAGTAAGCTAGTAAAATACTTAGGTATCCTAAGCAGCTTTAAGAATATTACTTTAAAAGATATATCTTAAAGTTGCTTTAGGTATCCTTAGGGGAACTAAAGCGAGAAACATAAAATAGGAATAAAAATTATGTCTAAAAATATGCGAGAAACATTTCTAGCCTTCATAGGCACTGGTATCATATTTGGTTTTGTCTTAGCCTTTGACCTGATAGGGGCTTCGCTATGACAATCAAAGCAACCCGCGAACAGATCTTACAGGCTTATGGAGTCTTGCATCAGCTGCAAGATGATCCATCCACAGGCAAGTATTTTAAGACTACCTTACGCGAATGTATGGATTTATTAAACAGCTTTCAGCGTGCTAGGTTATATGAAAATGATAACGATTGAGGGCCGCACGTTCCTACTGACTCAGCAAAAAGAGGCAATTGCGTTTCTTGAGGGTATGCTGTACGATTTAGACAGGCATGCACTTGTAATTGTCTCGGGGTACGGCATGCTGTTAGACGATCACAAACAATTAGAGGAGTTTTTAAACAATGAACCAAACGCATTTATTCACTGACCGTAAACACGGGCTGTTTACTGACCATGATTATTGGACTATGCACGATGGGGACGAGATACGCTTCAACCTTGAAGACTATCAACCCTACGAGCCGCAGAGCTGTCTGTACGAGGCGTATCTGTTTTGTGACGTAACGGTAGGCGGTAAGCCTGTAACCCCTGAGAGCCTCACAGCGGCGCAGAACAGCGCAATGATTGAAGCTTATGAGGAAGAAAAGAGGAATATGCAAGAATGAGTATATATTTAAAAAAAGAAGACGTAGCTAAAAAAATTAATAAAACCCTTGATGAGTTCTTGGAATGGTCGCAATCATTCAGAACAGATTGGATTATCAACGATGACCTAAAGGACGGGCCGCCCGTTTGTGTCTATACTGACGGGGATCAGGGCGTTATTGTCTTACAATGTTATTCAGAGATTTTTGAGGAGAATGGCTTGACGATGCGTTTTGTAAAAGACTTATCGTATTGTGACATAGACATTGAAAGCTTCTTTATTATTTTAGAAGAAATGACGGACGCAAACCAGAAGTGGTTCAATTATGATGAAACTTTAGAACAGGACGAAGAGGTTGCAGCATGAATATTGAAAAAGAGCATTGTGATTATTATTTAGAGGTCTATCACTGGGATCATAAGTTAGTTAATGGAGTCAATGTAGGAGATATTTTAACAGGCATAGTACAAACAGTCACTCAAAAAGAGAAAATTGTCTTGGCCTTTATTGGGCTTTACCGAGACTGGGATCTTGAGTTTGAGGATCAATTGACAATCTTGACCAATCTTAGAGAAAACTTGATATCGGCGTACTTGAACTGGCCTGACGGCGAAGTCACAGTTTCTCTGGTCATTAAAGAAGAGGGGGTTAACTTATGATAGTCTTTACAAACAAAGAGGCGCGGGTTATCTCTTACTTGAAGATGGGCTACACTGACAAAGAGATAGCAAACTTAACCTACAGCTCAGAGCGAACTGCTAAGGCTCACGTCCAGAACATTAGAGAAAAACTAAGCGCCCGTAACAGGACTGTGGCGGCTTTAATGCTAAACGGAGTGAAGGTATGAACATCTTTAAAAGGCTCTTTGGGTGGGCTTTGAGCGTCTTTAACGACATCTTTGAAGGTAATCTAACGGACTCAGAGAAGGACAGTTTATTCTGGATATTTGTCACCCTTTGGGGGCTAGTTATGGTTACTTTTTTTATACTACACGAATCAACAGGGGCGGTATTTGAACTATGAAAGTAGAAATTTTAGACGTTATGGGTTCAGACCTTACGGTTGTAAATGCTGCAAGAGTATCCTTTGCCAGTGAGTCAGAGGAGTTTGGCAGTAGGGACAAGAAACTGATTAGGTACTTGGCAGCCCACGGACACTGGACACCCTTTGCACACGTACAGGTGCAGTTGAGGATTAAAGCGCCTGTGTTCGTCGCTAGACAGTTGGTTAAGCATCAGGCGGGACTGGTCTGGAATGAAATTTCTAGGCGGTACGTGGACTTTACACCAGAGTTTCACGCACCAGAGGCATGGCGTAAACGTGCGCCAGATAAGAAACAAGGTTCACTTAATGAAACATTTGAAGGCAGAGACGAAGAAAGGTTTGATGAGAAATACTGGGACTTGATGACACGCTGTGAGACTATCTATAACAATATGCTGGCCTCTGGGGTAGCCCCTGAGCAAGCCCGTATGGTCTTACCACAGTCCATGATGACTGAGTGGTACTGGACTGGGTCTTTGGCAGCCTTTGGGCGTGTAGTGTCTCAGAGGATCTCAGAGGACGCTCAGTACGAGTGCAGAGTAGTCGCAGAGAAGATTGACCAGATACTTGTAAACCATGAACCGATCAGCTATAGTTGGTCTTGTTTAACAGGGAGAGTATAAAATGAATGATGAATTAGACGTAACAGATCCAATGGAGGGTGAGGTAAGCGCGGAGCATCTTAAAAAGATGGCTTTAGAGCTGGCTTATGATGAGCTACACTGCCTGAGGTTGTCCGAAGCACACTCAATGCTGCGGGACTTCCTACAAGAAAAGTACGAAGCAATGTCAGTAAGTGCGCTTTCGGGTATGTACGAAGAACGCTTTTGGTACGTGACAGGGAAGAAATAAACATGAGTAGATGCAGAGCCTGTAATAACGTCATGACGGAAACTGAAATGAAACGAAAGGATTCCAGTAGCGGAGACTATACGGACTTGTGCAGCTCTTGTTTGGTGGCGTCCGTTGAAGCATTGCTTGAGATGGACGGATTGGTAACGGACATTGACACAATACAATTACTTGACGAAAGGGAGGTTGACTATATAGCGGAAGATGATATGATGTTTTATGTCCATAAGGACAATGACTTTGAAGATAACTACTAATGGAGTTTGTGTATGAACAATAAATACATTGCTGAAGGTACGGTGGCCTTTCAATCACTGCGGGAGCATGACAGTTGGCAGGGACAATCCACAGGCAAGTACACCTTGACCTTAGGCTTGCCAGAGGAAATTGCAGAGGTTTTACAGACCAACGGTGTTAAGCTGAAGGACTACGAAGGTACGGCACAACGTAAGTTTGTTAGCCAGTACAACGTACCAATCCTTAACGAAGACGGTTCGGAATTTGAAGGTGACGTTACGCGAGGCTCCCATGTGCGCATTGTGTACAGCTTTGGCAAGCCTCACCCCGTACACGGTACGTCAACATACCTTGACCGTGTAAAGGTCTTAAAACTAGCGGATTTTGAGGGTGGTTCAACCCCCGACGAATTCTAAGGAGTATCTTCTCATGTCCGATAACAAGTTTACACGGCATGAGGAGTGTCCAAAGTGCAGTAGCAGGAACAATCTAGCTAGATACTCAGACGGTCATGCTTATTGTTTTAGCACAGGTTGTGGTTACTTTGAACCTGCCACTGACACTGCGGTACAATCTTCCTCATTTACTAATGGAACCTATAAACAGGTGGTGGTAACGGAAATGACAGGAATTATAGCAGCAATACCAGACAGGAGACTGTCTAAAGATACGTGCCAGAAGTACGGTGTGCGCGTAGAGTACGGTCAGAACGGTGAGATAGCAAAGCATCACTACCCTTTCAAAGACGCTAACACAGGTGAGGTTGTATGCACCAAAGTGCGTATAGTCAAGGACAAACAGTTTCTCATTAACGGCAGCTACGGCAGCAACATGGGCTTGTTTGGTCAGGACACTTGCAGAGGTAGAGGCAAGTACATTACGATCACTGAGGGTGAGCTAGACTGCTTGTCAGTGTCCGAGATGTTTGACAGGAAGTGGGACGTAGTGTCCCTACGGACTGGTGCAGCCTCAGCAGCCAAAGAGGTCAAAGAGCAGTTAGAGTTTCTTGAGGGCTATGAGAATGTTGTTCTGTGCTTTGATAACGATAAAGCTGGTGAGATAGCCACAGAGAGCATTAAGGCGCTGTTCAGCCCCAACAAGCTGAAGATCTGTAAGCTACCCATGAAAGACCCCAGCGAGATGCTTGTGGCTAACAAGATCCGAGACTTCACAGCGGCATGGTGGGACGCTAAAGTACACAGACCTGACGGTATTGTGGCAGGATCTGAGACTTGGGATCATCTCATTAACTCACGCAAGGTTAAGTCCATACCGTATCCGTGGGCAGGTCTTAACGAGCTTGTCAAGGGTGTCAGACCCTTTGAGCTTGTTACGATTACGTCAGGCAGTGGCATGGGTAAGTCTCAGCTTGTCAAGGAGGTTGAATACTTCCTGTTCAATGCCACTGAGGACAACATAGGCATACTAGCCCTTGAGGAATCCTTGTCCCGCACTACATTAGGGATTATGTCAATGGCGGCTAACAAGCCACTACACTTAGACGAAGACGCAGACACACTCAGCTTCAAGCCTTACTGGGACAGCACGTTAGGATCCAATAGGTTCTTCATGCTGGATCACTGGGGGTCTACGGGTGAGGACACCTTGATGTCACAAATCCGATACTTAGCTAAAGCTATGGACTGTAAGTGGATAATTTTAGACCATTTATCCATTGTAGTTAGCAGTCAGGAAGGCGGGGACGAGCGCAAGAACATAGACGCAATCATGACAAAACTCAGGACTTTGGTTCAGGAGTTAGGCGTAGGTCTGTTCTTAGTCAGTCACCTTAAACGCAGCAGCGGTCAGGCTCATGAGGACGGTGGCAAGATCTCTTTGTCTGAACTCAGAGGGTCACAGGCCATCGCTCAGTTGTCGGACATTGTGCTGGGTCTTGAGAGGGATCAACAACACGATGATGAAGCAGTACGCAATACGACCACACTCAGGGTGCTCAAGAATCGCTACACGGGCTTGACAGGCCCAGCGTGTTACTTGAAGTACGACAAAGTGACTGGACGTATGCTAGAGACAAACAAACCAGCGGAGGTTATAAACGGTGATTTCTAGTTACGATGACATTATAGAGAGGGTAGTGACAACGCCCATCATGACGGCAGCGCATGAGAAGTCAATGGAGATGGGAACCCTGAAGAACTCAGTAACAAACGGAGCTGGTAATCTTGTAGGGTTTGTGGGTGAAGGTTTAGTTCATGAATACTTGCAGGATCAAGGCCAAATGTGCGGTTGGACTAACACGTATGATTATGATTTAATCCTTGAGGGTGACATAACGATTGACGTAAAGTCAAAGCGTACAGGTTTCCCACCCAGACTTGACTATGAGTGTTCAATCACAGCCTACAATACTAAACAGAAGTGTGACGTATACGTATTCACTAGAGTACGTAGCGACATGACTATAGGTTGGATCTTAGGTTTCTTGCCAAAGAGCGAATACTTTGACAAAGCAACCTTTATGGAGAAGGGAACTGTTGACTCTTCTAATGGATGGAAGGTAAAATCGGACTGTTACAACGTACCGATTAATGAGCTGAGACCAATACATGAACTTATTAAACAAAACGCTGATACTTGACATTGAGACTGACGGTCTTGACCCCACTAAGATCTGGTGCTGTGCTACCAATCTGTTTGGAACTGTGTACGATGCTGAGACATTCAAAGCACAGTTAGCAGCGCAGGACGTACAAAGGATTGTAGCCCACAACGGCATAGGATTTGACTATCCTGTTATGTCTAAACTGTGGGATGTTGATTGGTCTGGTTACGAGCTTATGGATTCGTTAGTCCTGTCAAGACTAGCCAACCCATCCAGAGAAGCTGGTCACAGCCTACGCCAGTGGGGTGCTCGTTTAGGCTTCCCCAAAGGCGACCATGAGGACTGGTCACAGTTAAGCCCAGAGATGGTCAAGTACTGTGAGCAGGACGTAGCGGTCACTGTGCGTGTTCTGGAGTGCCTACAGGACGAGCTGGTAGGATTCAGTGAAGAGTCCGTAAAGCTTGAGCATGACGTTCAGAGGATCATTCAGCAGCAAATTAAGAATGGCTGGTTGATTGACCCTAAACACACTAACGATTTATTAGCCTTACTGAAGGAGAAGAAATATGAATTGGAAGAGACTGTTCAGAGGACTTTTCTGCCTCTGCCTGTCTTTGTTAAAGAAGTTACTCCGAAAGTTAAGAAGGACGGTACGCTGTCTGCGGTTGGTCTAAAGTTTCTGGGGGATCAGTCTGAGAATGTGGCTGGCTGGTTTTCTCGTATAGACTATCCCCCTTTTAACTTAGGGTCACGACAGCAGATAGGCAGGTACTTACAGTGGTTCGGTTGGAAGCCTAAGACTTTCACTGAGAAGGGACAACCCATTGTGGACGAATCAGTTTTAGAAACTGTTACGGATATACCTGAAGCAAAACTCATAGCCGAATACCTTATGATCCAGAAGCGTGTAGCGCAAGTACAGAGCTGGTTGGATGCTGTTCAGGATGACGGTAGAGTACATGGTTACGTAAACACTAATGGCGCTGTAACAGGCCGTATGACACACTCAAGCCCTAACATGGCTCAAGTACCTGCGGTGTACTCACCGTATGGTCATGAGTGTAGATCTTGTTGGTCTGCACCTGAGGGTTACAGCATTGTAGGTTGTGACGCTAGTGGTCTTGAGTTACGTATGTTGGCACACTACATGAAGGATAAGGACTACACAAATGAAATCATTAACGGAGATATACACACTGCTAACCAACGACTTGCAGGACTTGAATCAAGAAATCAGGCTAAAACTTTTATTTATGCCCTCTTATACGGCGCAGGAGATGAAAAACTTGGGTCTGTGGCTGGAGGAGGAAGAGAGGCTGGCAAACAGCTTAGAGAATCTTTCCTCAATAATCTCCCATCATTCGCAGCTCTTAAGGACAGAGTATCTGAAGCAGCTGGAAGAGGATACCTCATTGGACTTGACGGTAGAAAGCTCGGAGTCAGATCTGAACATTCCGCTCTAAACACCTTGCTACAGTCAGCAGGTTCTTTAGTAATGAAAAAAGCTTTGACACTTCTGGATGACTATGGTAAAATATGGGGTATAGACTATAAGTTTGTTGGTAACATTCACGATGAGATACAAGCTGAAGTTATTAATGAACGTACAGAAACCTTTGGTAGACTAGCCGTGTCCTGTATACAGGCAGCGGGTCTTGAATGGAAACTTAACTGTCCTCTGGACGGAGAATATAAAGTAGGAGCAAACTGGAGTGAAACACACTAATATGACACAACAAAGTTTTTTTGAAGACACTGAACAATTTAAACTGTACAGAGAAAATGACCCTGAAACAAGTAAAGCGGCAGCTAACTCAGCTCCTACAGGTAAAATGAGACAGTTTGTTTTTGATTTGATAACCAAAGCAGGTGAAAATGGGACTACTATTAAGGAGATGACAGCAAGTCATATTCATATGTCTACTAGCTCGATCAGTTCTAGGCCCAACGAGCTTGAAAAAGTAGGTTTAGTTTTTTACAAGGGTGACAAAAGAGATAACAGCAGAGTTATTAGACACATTAAATATAAAGAAGATGGCCAAACATGAAAACTACAGACACACTAATAGAAGACATCTATGGCTTGGTGTCTACCAAAGAAGTACCGAAGTTGGTAGACATAGACAAAGAGATAGAGACTTTCGGAGAAGCAATTAAAGAACTCATGAGGGCTGAGTTT